TCAGTTTGTGATGATCAATTCGCGCGCAGCGGTCCCGCCCTTGCCCGCGATCGTATAGGTCAAGTCGGCCGTCTGCATGGAGAAGGCAGCGAAAATGCGGCGCACCTCAGGGTGGTCGTTGATCGACAGGATGAAGCGGCCTTTCAAAGTGGACAGATGATCAGCCATGATCTCGAATTGCCCGCGATCGAACATCGCCCGGCCATAGTCACGCTCGGACCCAAAATAGGGGGGGTCGAGGTAGAAGAGCGTGCCGGCTCTGTCATAGCGCGCAATGAAGTCAGCCCATGGCAACCGCTCGATGATGACGCTCGCCATGCGATCATGCACCGCCTCGATCATCGCGCCTAGCTGGGTGACGTCAAACCGCCCTGGCCGATCAGCCGCGACGCCGAAATGTCTGCCGGCGACCTTGCCGCCGAAGGCAAGGCGCTGGATGTACAGGAAACGGGCGGACCGATGCAGGTCCGTCAATGATGCCGGATCCATGGCGAGCAGCTTCTCGAAATTGGCCCGGCTCGTGATCTGGAACCGCATCATGTCGAGGAATGCGACATAGTGATGCTGGATCACTCGGAAGAAGGTGGACACATCCTCTGACCAATCGTTGATGACTTCACATTTGGGGCGGCGGTCGCGGCGCAGAAATACGCCGCCCATGCCGACAAACGCCTCCGCATAGGTTTGATGGTCCGTTGCATTGATGCGCTTTATGATGCGCGCGGCCAGCTGGCGCTTTCCGCCAATATACGGCGCAAGGGGCTTGGCAGGGGTCACCTGCTCAAGGGCGAATAGAAGATTCGACTCCATGTCTTTGTTTCCATACGAGTCCCCGCGCCGAGTCGGCGGGCGGGGTGGTCCTGTGGCGGGACCGAACGGGATCATGACGAGCTTGGATCGTCGGGCTTGGGCGGTGCAACGCCCCGGCCCCCCGCCTATTTCTGGCGGGGAATTCTCATCGCGCTGGCGCCGGTATCTTCACGAAACGGTCGCCCTGCTGTCGGATGATCGACCCATCGCTCAGCACATAGTCGGCGAAGGCTAGCACCTGGCTGCCAAACCACGCGTTGGCGCGCAGCATCCGTGTGGCGATCGGTACGATTTCCACCTCGTAATAGGCGTCGCGGGCGTCCTTCAGGCTGCCGAAACCCCCATTTACCTTCGGAATAACGCCGATAAGTTGCGGCGGCGTCCGGTGCGCGGCAAGCATGTCGTCGCGGCTGATGTCTTTGACGCTCGAAAATTCATCCTTCGCCGTGACGTCGGCGATCGGCATGATCTGCACCCCGTCCTTCTTGCCTTTCGGGATGTGGATGAACAGGTTCTTGAAATTGCCAACGCCTTTCGCCTGGCCCAGCTTGTCGCGGATCGCGTCGGCCGTTTTCGTGTCCGCCAGCGGCTCGTTCAGATAGAAGACGAAGCCGGCATGGGCGCCGTTCAGATAATAGCGGCGGCGAAACAGGGTCGCGTTTTCGCTGAGCAGCCCGGCCTGCAGCGCCGATAGCCATTCTGGCATTCCATACACCTCCTGAGCGACATCGGGCTGTTGCAGGTGAAAGATATGGCCGGGCTTGAACTCATGGATGTTGCCCAGCGGGCCGTTGACGAACCAATAGACATCGCGCTCTACACCCACCCGGGTGTGGACTGCGGGAGCGTGGCCGATCGTCGCCAACCGCCCTGCATTGTTAGGCACCCATTCCAGATAGCCATTGCCCATCTGCACGAAGTCCAGCGCGAATCGCTCGAAATCATCCGCGCCCAACCAGCGCGAAGGGATCATCTGCGCGACCAGCAGATTGACTTTCAGAGCCACGGCGCTGCGATGATAGGGCGCCATGTTGAACGTCTGTGCCAGCTTCCCCATGGGCAAGGGCGGCTCGTACCAGCGGCCATTGTGCCAGATTTCGAAATATTGGGCCAACTCGCGCCGGTCCAGCACGCTTTCGGTGTCGCCGAAACTGAAGACGGAGCCGGGATGCGCGACCGCGTCGGCTTCCACCTGCTCAACCACATCGGTTGCGATTTCGGTCATATTCGCTCCTGTCAGTCGAAAAATGTTGCCGAGCCGCCTTCGCCCTCGCTGGCGCTGCCAGCGTCGAGCGGCTCGTTGGAAAGTGCGTGGAGAAGCGCCCAGGCAAGGTCCGCATGGCCGATCTGGCCGTTGCGCCTGGCGATATAGGTGACGCTTTTTTGGCCGGCGGTCAGCGACGGGCGGATTGCCATCAATGCCTGCATGAGGTCGGTCCACCCGCTATCGAACTCGATACGCTGGGCGCGGAATATGCTTTGGGCCTTGATGACCAGCGCGGTCTTGCTGGCGACCGAATATTCGATCGACCGCACCATGGGAAACCAGTTTGCCACCAGATCGCGGACGGCCTTGCCGCTGCCAGTCGTGTCGATCGCAATGTCGGTCACATTGTAGCGGCCCGCGATATCCTTGATGAAATCGGCCTGCCCCTGAAAATCGCGACCATTCAGTCGATATTTTTCCAGTACGCGGAATTTTCCGCGCCCGGCATCGGTCGGCGGCGCCACGACGACCAGAGCGGCATCGTCGCGGCCTTGTTTGTTCGGATCGTAGCCGATCCAGACTGGCGCATCGTGAAAGGGCCGTGCGCCCGGAATATCGACCAGCGCAGGTTTGAAATCGCGCCATTTGAGGAAACTGTCCACCCGCGCCGGCGCAAGGCGAGAAAAGGGGAAGCTGCTCTCGCTGTCGTCGACGTCCTCGCATTCGTAGAGGTTGCTGAATTCCTCGTCCGTGCTTTCGCGGCGCAGCTCGTCTACGTCGACCAGCTTGCCAAGGCCCCCGGCGACCGCGTCATGGATCGTCAGCAGATGCTGCCAGCTGCCATCGGGCATCCGCGCGCCGTGGCGCAGGTTCTTCAGGCTGACATCGAATGCGACCTGTTCGCCCTTGCGCCGCCCCTTGTTCCATTCCTCGCCCGACCAGAAGGCATAGCTTTCATGCGCCTTCGTCGACGGCGTGGAAAAATAGGTCTTCTTGTAAATCTTGTGCGTCGCCATCGCGCCGGCGACCTTGTTCAGCTGGGTGAAGCCATGCACCCAGCCATATTCGTCGAAATAGAAATCGCCGCTCTCGCCCTGCGCGGTGGCGCTGTTGGTCGACAGGAAATAGAAGCCCACCTGATCGATAGAAGGCCCGGTCGGTTCGCCATCCTCATCGTCGGGATATTGCCCGACGAAATCGAGCATGATGATCTTGCCCTTCAGTTCGACGCCGGTGACGCGCCGGACCCACCCGACGATTTCGCGGCGGAATTTGAGCGCCTGGCGCTCGGACGCGGACAGGAATATCTGGTTGCGGGGCCGCCTATCCTCATCGACGCTGTCGGCGCCGGCGGCCTCCAGGATCGCTTCAGCGACCTTTGCCACGGCTTCGCGCGCGAAATAGGCGGTCGCGCCAACCTGTCGGCTCTTGCGCAGCTTGCGGGTGCGCTCGTGCCGATGCTCCCACCATAATTCCTGATAGTCGAACGTCCATGCGTGGAAATGGTCCAGCAGCTGCCGCCACTGGTCCAGCGTCAGAAAATTGCGGCGCTTCTCCGCCCGCTTGGCCTTCGCCTTGTCGTCGTTGCGCGCGGCGACCTTTTCATTGAGGTCGCCTTCCTTGCCGCTCTGGTTATATTTGCGGATGCGCGCGGCTCGCTCCATCTGGCGCATCAGGAAATCGACGCGCTTCATGTCGCCTTCGTTGAAATCCGGCTTGTCCAGATAGGTGGCGATCTTCGCCTCGATCCGGTCCTCGATCACGACGACCGGCGGATCGAAATCCCATCTGTCGCGGTTCTTCCAGCTGGATATCGTCCCTTCGCTGACGCCAATCTCATCGGCGATGTCGATGATGCGCCAACCGCGCCAGTAAAGCGACCGCGCCTCGCGGCGCTGGGCGCGGCCCACCTGTCGGCTGATCGCCTGATAGTCGTCGGGTTCGGATAGGGCAGCGCCGCGCATAGCCTGCCATCCACCCACTTCCGGCCCCTGTGTCGCGGGGGTCGCCGGGTGACAGCGCGTCCTACCGCGCCCGCGCGTTGCCTAGAAGCCTCCGGATCGGCTCTTCGTCCATCAGACGAAGCGGAAAAGCCCCCGCCGACACTGGAGCCGACACATGAAGACCAAGCCTTTCCTGCTCGCCACCGCCGGTTCGACCGTCGACGGGCGCAATATCGACGACAAGCTGCTGAAGGAAATGGCTTCCAGCTACGATGTGAAGACCTATGGCGCCCGCCTGAACATCGAGCATATCCGGGGCGTATCGGGTGAAAAGCCGTTCAAGGCCTATGGCGATGTCCTCGAACTGTCGACCGCCGAAGTGGACGTCAATTTCAATGGGAAGACGGAAAAGCGCCTGGGCCTCTATGGCGTGTTCGACGTCACCGGCGATGCCAAGGCCCTGAACGACGCCAGCCAGAAGGTTTATCCCTCGATCGAGATCGAGGATAATTTCGCGGGCAAGGGCTTTGCCTATCTTATGGGCTGCGCCCTCACGGACAGCCCGGCGGCCATCGCGACCGAGCGGCTTCAGTTCAATCGTAACCGGCCCGGCACGATCAATCTGTCGCGCGATGAATCGGCCGCGCTCGAATTCGTCGATGATGCGCCCGGCAATGATGGCGCCGGTTTCTTCTCGAAACTGTCGGGCCTGTTGGACAACTTCGCCGGCAAATTGAGTACGATGGAGAAAGTCGAGGAAAAGCCCAAGCCGGAGGAAAAACCCGCCGCTTCGTTCGATTTCTCCGCCTTCAGATCGATGTTCGAGGAATTCGGCAAGACTGTGACGACGGAGATCGGCGCGATCCGCACCGAACTGCGCAGCGAAGTCGATGGTCTGACCCTGCAGTTCAAGAAGCTGTCGGACGAAAAGGAGGAAACACCCGCGCCGCATTACAGCCGCCGCCCGCCGTCCAACGGCAAGGCCGCCAATTATGACGGCGTCTTCTAACAGCCCCGCCCCGACAACCGCCTAACTGCCAAGGAACAATCACATGGCGAAATATACTCTTTCGGATCGCGGCCGCCGGGCGCTCGATGGCCTCTACACCGCGATTGCCCAGATCAATGGCGCTTCGCGCGGCGTCCACCACCAGTTCGCGCTGGACCCGGCCTCCGAACAGCGGCTTGAGGATTTGCAGCGCGAACAGGTGGGCTTCCTGCAGCGCGTCAACATCATGCCGGTCCGCGACATGATCGGCCAGGTGATCGGCATGAACACCCACAATCTGATCGCAAGCCGCACGTCGCGCGCCAATCTGCCGCGCAAGCCCAAATATGTCGGCAACCTGCAGGATCGCAAATATCAGCTGCACGACACCGAATTCGATACCCTGCTGCCGTGGGAGATCATCGACGCCTGGTCGCGTTTCCCCGACTTCGCGCAGCGCTATGCCCGCCATGTCGCCATCTCGATCGCGCTCAGCCGGATCATGGTGGGCTGGCATGGCGTCACGGCGGCGGCGGACAGCGACCCGGATGATAATCCGATGGGCGAGGATCTGAACATCGGGTGGCTGCAGAAGCTTCGCCTTGAAAAAGCGGATCATGTCATGGGCCGTGCGACCGTCACGGCGGGCGGGGTCACCACCGCCACTGGCGCGGCCCAGCCCATCTATATCGGCCCGTCCGCCGACATTGCCGATGGCGATTACAAGAATATCGACGCGCTGGCCTATGACCTGATCGCCGGCATGCCCAGCTGGGCGCGGGGTTCGACCGATCATGTCGTTCTGGTCAGCCAGGATCTGATCGACGAAAAATATTTCCCGATGGTCAACCGGCCGCTCGCCGACACGACCGACGGCGGCAAGTCCACCAGCGACCAGACGGTATCGGATATCGTGATGTCGACCAAGCAGGTGGGCGGTCGCCCGGCCGCGATCGTGCCCTTCTTCCCCGAAGGCACAATGGTCGTCACGCCTCTGGCACCGTCCGGCGCGACCGACGGATCGAACCTTTCGATGTATTATCAGGAAGGGTCGCGCCGCCGCTACATCAAGGATGAGCCGGAAAACAAGGCGTCGCTGGTCGACTACAACAGCGTCAACGAAGGCTATGTGATCGAGGATGTCGATTTCATGGTCATGGCCGAAAATATCACCTTCGGTCAGCGCCCGTAATACCCAGGGGGCTTTGACGGCGCGGCTCTGCCATCCGGGGCGGACCGCGCAACAGCCCACATCATGGCCGTGGCGGGGTGCGATGCTCTGCAACCGCCCGGTCGGCCGCCGCCGGATAGCGCGGCCATTTTGAAGGAGACACCATGGTCAGCCCGTTCCGCCGAACCCAGCAGAAAATCCGCGCGCAGATGAGCGGCGCGCCGATCGCCGCCGGCACCGCCGTCGCGCCGTCGGAACCGGCCGGTGATACGGAGGCGGGCCGCGAATATGCGACCATGCGCGTGCTGCTGCACGACGATCTGCGCAAGCTGGCCGACGTCGCATCGATCGAGGCGCGCAACCCCATGAAGGCGGCGATGGCGGCGGCCTACCGGGACTGGATAGACGGCGTCCTGGCCGCCGGCGAACAGGGATTGGCGTCGCAGGATGAAATCCTCGTGACCAACATGATCTGGGCGATCGACTATCGCGATTTCGATTATGCGCTGCGCCTGGCGGCGCATGTCCTGAAATTCAACCTGGTCCTGCCGGAACGCTACAACCGCACCGCCGCCTGTTTCGTTGCCGAAGACATCGCCACCGTGGCGCTGGAACAGCATGAGGCCGTGACGCTGGAACAACTGGTCCGCGCCAATGCGCTGACGGCCGGCGCCGACATGCCCGATCCCGCCCGCGCCAAGCTGCACAAGGCCATAGGCCGCGCCTATGAGCGCCGCGCCGAAGCCTTCGATCCCACCGCCGACAATGCGCCGGCGGGCGGCAAGGCGGCCTATACCGAAGAAGCGCTCAACCATCTGAAGCGCGCGCTTCAACTCGACAGCAATGTCGGCGTGAAAAAGGATGTCGAGCGTATCGCCCGAACGCTCAGGAAATTGGCGGAGGCTGCCGAAGCCGGCAACCGATAGCCAGAACAGCCCGCCCCACGGCGCTGGGGGGCGGATGGACGGTCCGCACGGCCCTGCACGGTCCGCACGGCCCAGCCATCCTCACCCCCCAAAATCTGACAGGAACCACCGACATGACCGGCCTTATTTCCTCTCCGGTGCCCGCGCCCGATCCCGCCGGCGCGCAGGTGGTGGCCGATGGCTGGTTTCCGCCCGTTGCGCTCGACGATGTGCGCGACCGCTTGCGCCTGGGTGAGGGCGCGGTGACCCACGCGCGCCTGGTCGAAGCGACGGAAGGCGCGATGGTCCATGCCTTTCGCGAACTGGCCGACTGGCGCACGGCGCGGGTTCTGGGCGGGGCGGTCATCCTCGAAGAGGTGACGGACAAAACGCTGAACGGGCGCAACTATGCCGTGCTGTTGTGGGAACGCGTCATCCGCAATTTCGCCGGGGCGGAACTGGCGGCCGACTATCGCGACGTCACCGCCACCGATCAGGGCCTCGATCGCTCGGCGGAAAAGGATTTGACCAGCGACGAATTGCGCCGCCGCGCATTGGCGGCCGTTGCGGATTTGCGCAGCATCGGGGCTGAGCAGCCGGTGGAGCGCAATCGGGTGGAGTTGCTCTGATGCCGCTGACAGAACAGGAAGCGTTACTTCTGGATCAAAGCGCCGCGCTCTGGGACGCCTTTCTGGCCTTGCCGGTCGAGCATCGCTGTGACCGCGTGGAGTTCATGTCCTCGCTGCACGATTTGCAGCGGCACATTCTGGCCAGGCCCGTGCGCCGTGAACTGGCAAGTCGACCATGACAATCGTCACCGCCCTGGACGGCGAAACCGTGGATGCCATCTGCTGGCGCGCACTGGGCCGCACCCAGGGCGTGACGGAACAGCTTCTGGCGCTCAATCCCGGTCTCGCGGCGCTGGGTCCGTCGCTGCCGGGCGGCACGCAGGTGATCCTGCCCGATCTCGGCCAACTGGCGCCGGCGGTGCTGGAAACCGTCAATCTCTGGGACTGACATGCAAAAGCTTGACAGCCTGCGCGCAGCCATCGCCGCCGTTTTGCCCGAACTGCAGCGCAGCCCGGAAAATCTGCGGATATGGATCGAGCGCGGCGCGGGGCGGTGCCAGGGGACCAGGACCGACGCCTTCGGCTTCTCCTTTCAGGCCAGCGTCCTGATCGTCGAAATGCAAAGCGACATTCGCGTGGTCGCCCACGCCGTCTTTCGGTGGCTCCGGGTGCATCAGCCCGACCTGCTCACGCCCGGCCGCGATGGCTTTACGTTTGATGCCGACATTCTCGACAATGGCACCGCCGATTTGCTGTTGCAGATCCAGCTGACACAGAATGTGACGGTCGCGCCGCGCCCGAACGGGCAATATGATCTGGCCTATCTGACCGAACCTGATCCGCTGTTTCATGACGATGATGGCTTCGCCGGCGTTGTGCCGGTGCCGCCCCTGGCCGGCGTCGATCTGGATGGATGACGATCTGCAGGCGTTCGAGGCGTGGTTCGGTCGCATCCTTGCCGGCATGGACCCGGCGAAGCGCCGGCGCGCAACCAACCGCCTGGGGCAAAGGCTCCGGGCGTCCAATCTTGTCCGGATCGCGCAGAATGTCGAACCCGACGGCACGCCGTTCAAGCCGCGCCGCCCCCGAAAGGACCGGCGTGGCCGGCTGCGAAGCCGCGCCGGCGGCAAAATGTTCAAGGGCCTGCGCTATGCCCGCAACTGGAAAATCGACGCCGATGAAGATGGCGTGACCATCTATCCCGCCACCAATGCGGTCGATCGCGTGGCGTCGGTCAGCCATTTTGGCGAGGTTGCGGTTGTCGGATATCTGCGCGGCGGCGCGCCCATCCGCGCGCGCTACCCCGTCCGGCGGCTTCTGGGCTTCAGTCCGGAGGATGATTTCCTCACGCTCGAAGTGGCCGCCTCCCTCCTTGATCCCGATGCCGACTAGGTAACAGCGCCTGCTACCATGGCCATCCCTTCGCGCGCGCGACGAGCCGGGCGAAGGGATGGCCATGTCCTTCGAAGCCCCAGCGTCCGTCGCTATCGAACTGTCCCGCCTGCCGGCCCCGCAGGTTGTCGAGACACTGTCTTACGAGACGATCAAGGCGGACTTCCTCGCCTTGTTTCAGCAATTGATGGCCGATGCCGGACTGGCTTTCGACGCGCTGGTCGAAAGCGATCCGGTCATGAAGCTGATCGAGGCGGCCGCCTTCCGCGAAATGCTCCTGCGCCAGGACTTCAACGAGCGCGCGGTGTCGATGCTGATCGCCAAGGCGACGGGCGCCAATCTGGAAAATCTGGCCGCCTTCTACGGCGTCGTACGCCTGGTTGGGGAGGATGACGACCGCCTGCGCCGCCGGGTGCTGCTGGCGCCCGATGCCTTCACCGTGGCGGGACCGGAGGCGGCCTATGTCTTCCACGCGCTCAGCGCTGATGTCACGATCGCCGACGCCGTCGCGACGTCGCCCGCGCCCGGTGAAGTGCTGGTCAGCCTGCTGAGCGAAACCGGCGATGGCACGGCATCGCCGGCGCAGATCGCGGCGGTGGCCGCCGTCCTCGATAATGACGAGGTCCGCCCGCTGACCGACCATGTCAGCGTCGCCAGCGCTGCCCGCGTCGATTTCCAGATCGATGCCATGCTGACGATCGCGGGCGGCCCCGATCCGGCGATCGTGCTGGCGACCGCCAGCGCGGATCTGGAAAGCTACAAGGATCAGCGGCGGCGGATCGGCCGCATCGTCGCGCGCGCCGGGCTGATCGGCGCGCTGCAGGTTGAAGGGGTGGAAAATACCAGCCTTTCCCTGCCTGCGGCGGATGTCGATCCCGGCCGGACGGGCTTCGCCCATGCCACCGCTACGTCCGTGACGGTGGCGCCATGACCAGCATCCTGCCGCCCAATGCCTCCAGGCTGGATCGCGTGGTCGAGGAAGCCATCGCCACTCGCCTGGACGACGTACCGGTCGCGATAGACCGGATATGGAACCCGGCGACCTGTCCCGCCCAGCTGCTCCCCTGGCTCGCCTGGGGCCTCTCGCTCGATTTGTGGAATGCGAACTGGACGGAGGCGCAGAAGCGCGCCGCCGTCGCCGACGCCATCCGCTTCCAGCAGCGCAAGGGGACGCCCGCGTCCCTGCGCACCGTACTGGATCGTTTCGATCCCATGATCGGAATCATGGAATGGTTTCAGGATCGCGACACGCTCGATCCCTACACATTCCGCCTGGAAATGCCGCTCCGCGCCGACAGCGACGTCATCTACGACGACGCCCTGGTCGAACAGATCATGCGCGATATCGCGCAGGTGAAGCCGGTGCGCGCGCACATGACGGCGGTCTTCAAACTGGTGGCGGAGGCGCGCGCCTGGCTGCTGTCGGCGGCGGCGCTGGCGGGGCAACGCCGTCTGGCCATCCCCGTCGATGCCGTCGCCGCCACCGATCCGGTCTGGAACAGCTATCTCCAGACTGAAGATGGCGAGCCACTGCTGACCGAAGCCGGCGCTTTTCTTGAGGAGCAGCATTGATGCAGCCCATTTCGCTCATCATCACACAGGCCGGACTGGACGCGCTGGTCAATGCGCAGGACGGTACGACCGAACCGATCATGGTCACGCAGGTGGGGATTACCGCCACCGCCTTCACCATGGCCCCGACCATCACCGCGCTGCCCGACGAGTTGAAGCGGCTCGATACGGTGTCGGGCGAGTCCGTCAGCGAAAATGTCATTCACATGACCGCGCTGGACAGCAGCGCCGATGTCTATGACGTGCGCGGGATCGGCCTCTACCTTGAGGACGGGACGCTCTTTGCCGTCTATGCGCAGGAAAGCGAATTGTTCAGGAAAGTGGCCAAAACCACTTTCCTCTTCGTTCAGGACTTGTCCTTCTCCTCCGCGATCGGCGGCTCGATCGTTTTTGGCGACGCGCTTTTCCTCAATCCGCCGGCGACAGAGACAGTGGCGGGCGTGGCCGAAACGGCGACGCAGGCGGAGGTAGACACCGGCGCCGACGATGCGCGGATCGTGACGCCGCTCAAATTGCGGGTCCGGCTGCAGGCGGTGATTGACGCGCTGACCGGCCTGATCGGCGATCTGGATGCGGATGTCTCGGATCAGATCGACGGGCTGGCGGCGGCGCTGGCGGCGCTGACGGGGCGCACCATCACCGGCGCAGGCATTGCGACCGGCGGGGGCAGTCTCTCCGCCAATCGCACCATCACCGTCAGCGCGGCCAGCGCGGCGGAAATCGCGGCGGGCGTTGCCGCCGGGAAAGCGATCACCCCGGCGGGGCTATCGGGCCTTCTGCGCGCGATCGCGCCGAACGGCCATGCCTTCATACCGGGGCAGGGCGGCCTGCGCCTGATGTGGGGCCGCTTCACCTCGGCCGCCAACGCCGTCACGCCGGTCTCTTTCCCCGACAGCTTCGCGACCGCCTGTTTCGTCGTCATCGCCGATGGCGTGAAGAACAGCGGCGCGGACAGCCAGGATAACCCGGCGGGCGTCGATTACGGCTCCATAACCGCGTCGGGCTTCTCCGTCTTTTCCGCCGACGACAGCAGCAATGCCTGCGGCTACATCGCATTGGGGGTCTGATCGATGACGATCTATTTTTCCGCCCATCGCCGCGGCTTCTTCGACGGTCGCTTTCATGACGCGTTGCCGGCCGACGCGGTCGCCATTTCCGACGATCAGTATCGTCAGCTGCTGGACGCGCAGGCCGCCGGCGCCGCGATCGATGCCGACGCCAGCGGACTGCCGAAAGCCGCGACGCCCGCGCGGCCGACACTGTCGGCCCTGCGCGCCGCGACGATCGAGAAGGTCAAGGCGCAGGCGTCGCGGCGCATCCTCGCCATATCGCCGCTCTGGCAGCAGATGAACGATCTGCGGCTGCCGACGGACGATGGCGATGCGCGCTTCGCCCGTATCGATGCGATCCGCCACGCCTCCGACGCGATTGAAGCGGACGTCGCGGCCATGTCCGCCCGGTCGATCGAGGCGCTCGACCTTGCCACCCACATAGCCTGGCCGGAGTAAGACCATGGGCAAGATTTCCTCGCTCCCCCTGCTCGACGCGGATGACATGGACGGCCTGGTGACGGTCCCCGTCGTCCAGCATCAAAAGACCTGGCGCTCGCCGGTGTCGCCGATGATAGAGGCGCTGGCGGAACCCTCCATCTACAAGGCTCGCCTTGCAGCCGCGACGGCCGAAAGCGTCGTCGGTCCCACCTATGCGACGATCGCCGCCGGCCTTGCCGCCACCATCGATGGCCAGTCCTTTGCCGTGGATGGCGGCGGCGGCACCGTCTTCATCTATCGCAATGTCGGGGGCAGCGCGGTTTTCCAGCGCCGCCTGGCGACGGCGGAGGCGCTGGGTGCGGCCGACGGGGCGTTCCTGATCGGATTGCCGTCGGGCACCGTTGGCGGGAAGCTGGCGCAGTTTGCGCCGTCCATCGCGGATGTACCCTTTGGCGCGATTGAGGGGCGCAGTCCCGACAACGCGGCCCATAATGGCGACGCCCTCGACGCCGCACTGGCGGCCGCCGATGATGAGGTCTATCTGCCTTCGGGCGATTGGGTGGTGGCGCAGACACCGAACAATCCGACCGCCAAGCACTTCACCGGACCGGGCAGGCTGTCGATGGTCGATCCGGACGGCGGCTTCCATCAGCTGACCACCTATGCCGATCGCGATATCGTCGTGGGCCGCGAATATCTGGTGCGCGTCTATGCCCGGCTGTCGATCGGCCCCAGCGGCCTTTCCACGCAACTGAACATTGCGGGTTTCGGCGACAGCACGATGGAGGGCTTCCTGTCCGCCCCGGCCATCCGCAACGGCTATTTCCTGTTCCAGAACATCATGCCCCGCCTGCTGCGACAAGAGGGGGTCCATAATGTCATCGCCGCCAACCATGGCGTGTCGGGGACGTCCTGGGTCCATTTCGACGCGCTCAGCCATATCAGCGCCGACACCGACCTGGTCATCATCAAATATGGCATCAATGACCGGGCGCTTGATCCATCCCTCTTGCCCCGCGAGGCGCTGGCCGCGATGGCCGTGGCCATGGACGCGAAGCTTGCCGAACTTCGCGAGGCGCGCGGGGTCGAAACACTGGCGATCATCCTCATGGGGCCGAACGCGACCAAGGATCAGGTCAATGGGCGCAACGAAGAATGGTACGAGCAGTTGCGCGCGCTGTACGTGATGGTTGCGCGCAAACATGCCTGCTGCTTCTTCGACACCTATGCCTATCTGCGCGACGCGCGATCGTCCGGCCTTTTCTGGCTCGATGCGACGGTCATCAGCGGCGAAGTCGTCAACGTCCACCCGCTCGACAATGCCGCGCAATGGATCTGGGGCGGCATGGTGCGCCATGTCTTTCCGCGTCATGAGCATAGCTATTGGGCGGCAAATAATTTCACGGTCAGGGGCGAGTTGGCCGGACCTGTTTCACTGACGAAGATGCCGATCGATTATGTCCAGGCCGGTGAATTCGGCAACACGCGCGAATTCGTTCTGGAAGAGGACGGCTTTCCGGCGACGGGCTTCCTCGATACTCGCCTCAGCCCCGATCGCTACGCGGTGCAGGAATTGTTTCCGCTCGCGATCAACGGGCGCAAATATACGCGCTTCGCCGCCAACGCAGCGGCCTGGGGCGGCTTCTGGACCGGCTTTCCCGTCCCGATCGTCTATAGCAATGGCTGGGGGGCTGGGCCGGAAGTGGATGTAGCGCCCTTCGCCGTGCGCGACGAAAGCGGCGAGGTGACGATCGGCGGTTCTTTCGCCGACGGCGATCCTGCGGCCAATACGATGATCGGCGCCTTGCCGCTCGGCTTTCGCCCGCCGCGCTACGCTTATGGATTCGCCATCGGGTCGGAGGGGCAGGTCATTCCGGTTCGCTTCGACGCCGACGGCGCGATCTATCTTCTAGCCGCCGGCGATCCTCTGAAAATGGTGCTGCATGGGTCGTTCACGGCAGCATAGGGATTAAAAATCACCTTTTCTTCTGAGCACTTATAAAGGCATGCCAAGGCTTCATGCCATACTGCTTATTCTCATCACCGAAAATAATTTGCTCGGGCAACGCATTTAAAAATATATACATGGATGTTGAATTATCGACCGGACCATTAAATACGCGAACCCATAATTTTTGATCGGGATGTTCATATTCTCGAGAATTTCGAGAAAATATTCCGGTGGGGGTGGAGTTTCGTACCGCTGTTCCTGAGGATACCAATTTCTCGCGATCAGATATTGCGACTGCCGCCAATGCCTGATTCCAACTACCCGTTCTTGGCCATACTTCGACAACCCACATCTCCCCGCTTTTGAACACTCTGTGTCCGAAAGGCATAGGCTCATCATCAGCTGATGACTTTGCTCCAGAAGCATCGGCTCGCACTCTATCTACCCAGTCATTGGACTTGAGATTGACGCAAAGCCTGACCTTAAGCGCTGCAGGCATTAGATTTGGGTCGAAGTTACCATTGAAAAGACCGATCAGGCGAAAAGTCGGGCGATCATTCTCCAGCGCGCGATCCAACGCATATGCCAGTTCCTCTATGCAAGGACGGCTATCGATGCTGTTCTCGGATACATATATGACCCAAGCCGAAATCTCAGGGTCAGCAATGTGATTTGCGATCTGATCCCAAAGGAGTTGGCCAGAGATTAATTGATTACGGTCATACCGAACGTCGATGCCGCCTTCCTGCATCTCTTTAATGATATGATCGATGTCTCCGTCATTATTATCGCGCCAAGCATATGTTAGCCAAATTGCGGTCATCTTATTAAATCTCCGACAAGAGGATGCGCGGTAGGTCGCATCCTGTACGCAATTTTGCGGCATGAGGGTAGCAGCCCGCGCTACCCACGCGGCCTATTCGCGCGCGCGCAGCGGCTTGGCATGGCCAGTCCATGACCGCTACCGATCCCGCCAATCTCGCCGCCATCAAGTCCATGGCCCAACAGGCGGCCGATATCGCGCTGGCGGAAATCACACCCATTCTCTCGCGCGTCGATCGGGCGCTGCTCCTGCAGGAAAACAAGGTGGAGACTTCCGTTCCGGCGCTGATGAAATGGGCCGGGGGCATCCTTACCGCGATCCTGACCGCCGGCATCATCGCGCTTTTCTTCTGGCTCGTCAGCAGCGTCAGCGAAATGCAGCAGACGCTCGTGCGTATAGACGAGCGGCAAAAGGCGCAGGTCGACGGGCTTGATACCCGCTTTTCCGACTATGACCGGCGGATACGCCGGCTCGAAACTCTCCATCAACTCGACGGGGGCGAAAAGCCATGAAACCCAAACTGGTCGACGACTGGCGCCGCGCCTGGCGCTGGTGGAGCGTGCGCCTCAATGTGCTGGGCACGACGCTGCTGGCATGGTTCCTCGCGGCGCCCGATGTCGCCCGTGAAATCTGGGCTGCGCTGCCCGCCGAACTGAAGGCGGAACTGCCGCCGCGCATCGCCTACCTGATCCCGCTCATCATCCTGTTCGCGGCCAATGTCGCGCGCATCCTCAAACAGGGGGACCATCATGGTGAGTAAAGTGCAGAGGATCGCCGGCGGCGGTCTCGCCGCCATCGTCGGGCTGGCGACGGCGCAGATGCTGTTGACCAGCATCCCGTCCGATGAAAGCGGGCGCAAGGTCCGCGTCGAAATCGACAAGGCGGGTGTCGCCAAGGTGCACCATGTCAGCGGCCGGCAATATCTGCGCGCCTATCTCGACATGGTGGGCGTGGCCACGGCCTGCGACGGCCTGACCAGCTACAAGGGCCGCAAGATCAGGATCGGCGATCAGTTCACCGAAGATCAGTGCGCGGTCATGCTGGAAGAGGAACTGGTCGTTCACGCGAAAGGCGTCATGCAATGCACGCCGGGCCTGGCGCTGACGATCCCCCGGCGCGACCATGCCCGTTTCGCGGCCGTCTCCCTCGCCTACAATGTGGGCGTGGGCGCTTATTGCGGATCGACCGCCCGCGTTCGGTTCAATGCGGGCCAGATCGGCGCGGCCTGCGAGGCGATCACCTGGTGGAACAAGGCCGGCGGCAAGGTCGTGAATGGCCTTGTCGCCCGTCGCAAGCGGGAGCGGGCGGAATGCGTGAAGGACGCATGATGCGCCGACGCGCCTACCTTGGCGGCGTCATGCTCGCGCTGTGCGTGACGGCCGGCTGCAAATCCATGCCGTCGGCGGCCGGCTGCGACAAGGCCGCAAAGGCGCGGGCCGTGGCCGAACAGGCGATCAGCACCATCGATCTTTTCTGTCCGCCGGCGCGCGGATGGACAATGCGCCGGTCGGTCGGCGCGGCAGAATGGAAAGGCCCAAGATGAAAATAGCGTCTCTTTGCCTCGCCCTGGCTGGTCTCTGCGTACCGGTATCCGTCGCCGCACAGGGTAGCCAGGGCGTGGGCGTCCTCAACAAGCCCCTGTCCCCCACGGCGTTCCAGATGGGCGGCGTCGATCCGACGGGCAAGCTCAAGGCGGTGAAGGTCGATGAAGACGGCAATCTGCTGAGCGCGGCCGACAAGCAGGAAAATGTCACGCTTGCCGCTGCGAACGTCGCGTCCGCCGCCGCCACCATCTTCGGCGGCAGCTACGTCTTCAGCCAGTCGTGCGCCAGCTATAATGGCGGGGCGCTCGCCCTGCGCTATCGCGGGCCGGATGGAACGACGATGGTGACGCTTCTGACCCGTACCGCCTCCGACAGCACCGGCGGCGCGCAGCTGGCGCTGGGGTCGAACAGCGTCCTCGATGTAACCCTGCCTGCCGGTTCGACCGGCTGCAACGCCACCCTTTCGCGAGTGCCATGACCATGATCCGCCGCTTCCTCTCGTTTGTCGCCCTCGCGGGCATGATCCTCTCCCCCGCGTCTGCGCAGGTCGTCGTCAACAGTGCCGGCGACCTCAGCTTCGTGTCCCGATCGGCGAACGGCCTGACCGTGCGCGGCGCGCAGGTCGGGGCGCAGGGTGGGACGCATGGCACCTATGAGGACGCTGCCATTGCCTGGGCCATCGCGAACGAGCCGGACGGGCGGCCGCAGGTCAACGGCTTTACCGACGACAGCCAGCTTTCGACCTATGAGGATCGCGACAGCGTGGCCCTGTTCGCGTCGAACGTCGCGCCGCCGCCGACGCAAACCGTCGCCGCCGTCGCCTTCACCGCGACCAGCGTCACGCTCGCCAGCGCCGCCAGCCCCGCCGTCATCGCCGGCATGATCGTCGATACCAGCGACGCGACCAAATATTCGGGCCGCATCAGCGCCATTTCCGCCAATCGGCTGACGCTGACGGTCACTGGCTGGTATCGCATGGGCAATATGGCGGCGGGCCAGGTGCCGACCGGCACGCCCACCCTCTACATCAATCCGATCACGAAGGTGTGGGCCAACAACTCCAACATCATCCTGCGCGCCAACAGCCACGCGAAACGCGGCGCGGCCTTCGAAATCGGCGTTCTCAATAACAAAGGCGCGCTGACTTACGGTACGGGCAGCCCCGGCGCCAACAGCGGCGACAACATGCTCTGGGGCATGGATGTCGTCAGCCTGGGCGTCTATCGCGGCGGTGCTGCCTATATGTCTCGCGGCGACTTTCTGCGCGGCTATGTGTCGCGCGGCCAATATGGGTCCGGCTTCCATGTCGAGGACTGGTCGCAAAATCCCGGCTTCGGCTTCGTTACCGAAGCATCATCCGGCATCCCCTTTTCGGCACGGCCCGGCGGGGTCAAAGTCTGGGAGGTCGGGCTGCAGGGCAGCATGGACCTGGGCAATCAGGCGACGGCATCGCCCGTTGCTTTGCGCTATTATTCCGGCGGCAATGCGACGCCGACCGCGACCTACACGGTCGATACCAGCGGCAACGTCAGCCAGGTGTCAGCCGGGCCATTCTGCGTCAAGGCGCTCAGCGCGTGCGGCGACGAAGCGCTGCGGGTCGTGTCGGTCGCCAGCCAGGTCGACGCCGTGCAGATCACGGGTGCGGCGGCGGGCGGGATACCATCCGTCCTGGCGCGCGGCGCTGACGCAAACATCAACCTCCAGATCGGCGGCAAGGGGACCGGCAATATCCTTGCCACCAGCACGCTGCGCCCCGCGACCAACCAGGCCTATGACCTCGGCTCGGCTTCGTTTCGCTGGAAGGCGCTCTATCTTTCCGGACCCGTCGCCCGCAACGTCACCCTGGTCACTACCGGCGCTTCCTATGTCGCCAACGGCAATGACAGTCTGATCGTCGTGCGCAAGGGCACCGGCTCCGCCACCGCCATCACCCTGCCGGCCAGCCCGGCCACCGGACAGGAGCTTGTCGTAAAGGACGGGAAGGGCGACGCCGCGACCAACGCCATCACGATCACGCCCGCCAGCGGCACGATCGACGGCGCGGCCAGCCTCAGCATCGGCAGCAACCGGGGTGTCGCGCGACTGACCTATGACGGGACCGAATGGGTCGTCCTGTGACGCGGCAACAGGAAGACATCCCCGCCGATCTGTCCGAACTGATCCGCCTGGGATCGATCGCGTCGGTCGATCTGGCCGCCCGGCGCTGCACGGTGCGTTACGGCGATCCGGACGATGAGGATGGAGGGGCGGAAACGCCCCCCGTCGCATGGCTCGCCCTGCGCGCGGGCGATACGCGCAGCTGGTCGCCGCCCACGGTCGGGGAAGGGGCGATCCTCTTGTGCCCGGATGGCCAGATCGCGGCCGGAATCGCACTGCTGGGCGTCCCCAGCGATCAGTTTCCGCTACCCGGATCGACGCTGGCCGAACTGACCGAATATAAGGATGGCGCGCGCATCGGTTACGATCCGGTCGCCCATGCGCTGACCGCGCTATTGCCCGCCGGCGGCACCGCTTTGATCGAGGCGCCCGGCGGCCTCACGATTCGGGGCGACCTGCTTATAGAGGGCAATGTCACGCTGAAAGGCGGCATGGTTGCCGATGACGACGTTGTGGCCGCTGCCACCAGCTTGAGCCAGCACAAACATAAGGGTGTACAATCTGGAAATGACCTCACCGATACACCGGCATAATTAAATATCGATCTAGATTGTTACGCATTCGCAATGCATTGTCCTATTCTCTTTCACAGGGGAGATTTTGCGATGCGTAAGATGTGTTTTGTCACTTCATTGGGAATTTCTTGCAGCTTACTCGCCAGCGCACCTGCAAGAGCGGAAGGCGGTCTTGTGCCGGTTTCAGACGGCGCGGAGGTCGCGCCGCCACGTTTGACAGGTGAATGGGCGCAATTCGTCGGGATGGTTGCCAAAAGTTCGGCCATTTCGGCAGAGTCGGAGGTGAACAAAACGGCGGTTGATCAGGCTCAAAAGATTACCTGTCCGGCTGATAAAAACGGGCTTGACGATGGTTTTGACCAGTTCACTTATTCGCTAAATAAATCGGCCGCCGTAAAACTCAATTTTTATGCAAATGCGGACATGACCGCGAATGACAAAGTCGTTTTGCAGCAGTTGGTCTGGTACAAGGATATTCAGAACGCGAGTGGCGAAACGATCGCGCGCTGTGCCTCGGGCATTCTGGTCGCCGTAAAGGTAAAGGATGCTGGCGCTAATTTCAGTACATCTTTGCCCTTGCTGGCTGTGAATGGTGAAGCCAAATTACAGCAGGTCGATTATCGACTACGGACCTTCGGTATGTCCGGTACAGGAATCGACACGGCAATTCCTCCGGCACTCAAGCTGGGAAAATTCGATACCGAAGCCTATATTTCGATACTGCAGGCGGTGGATAAAATCCGCGACGCCGTAATCAAAGAACCTGCCACGGTTACCTTTCGGCCAAAAATCGCGGCTATCACCGCAGATGACGAGCCGGACGACTTGCTATCCGCGACGGCAGTCCGGGCTATGGCGATAGGTCAGATTTCAAAAGGAAAAAAATGCGCGTTCGCGCAGGGGGCGGTTGTCAACCGAAACTCGGTGACAGATGACGCCGTTCGTGAAGTATATGTCAATATCATGGGCAGCAATGCCTGCAGCGGCGACGTAATCCCGACCGATGCCGACAGAAATAGGGCCGGCACGGCGTTGACAACCTATTCCCTGAAATTCTGATACACTTGGCGACGGGGTAGCAGCTTCTCCTACCCGTCGCCCCTCTTCGCGCGCGCGACATTGCGGGGCAGGCATGGCCCCATGAAGGGCATGAGCGCGACAACCGGGAAAGCGATCGAAGGCGCGGATCATCTGGCGCAATCGATCTGCGACATCCTGTCGACCCCGCTGGGATCGCGGGTGATGCTGCGCGACTATGGATCGCTGCTCTTCGATCTTGTCGATCAGCCTTTGAACGCGGCAACCGCGATGCTGATGCGCGCCGCGACGGCGCTCGCCCTGCGCCGCTGGGAACCGCGCCTCCGGATCAGCCGCATAGCCCTGTCAGGCTCGCCCGCCGCCGGATCGCTGGCGATCACGGTCACCGGCACGCGGACCGACATGCCAGCGCCCACCGCGCGAACGACCCTTTCCATCCCGCTTCCCTCGATCATCGCCAGCTGAAAGGCACATCATGCACGGCATCACCATCCGCGAAACGACCATCGGCGCCCGCACCATCCGCACCGCCAGCCTGGGCTATATCGGCCTCATTGCCACGGCCACCGCCGCCGCCGGCGCGGCGACCGAGGCGCTGGACGCCGCCTTTCCGCTGGACACACCGGTCCTGGTCACCGATGTCGAGGCCGCCGCCGGCAGTGCAGGCACCGGCGGCACGCTTCGGGCCGCGTTGCAGGCGATCGGTGACCAGACAAGCCCGATCGTCGTGGTGGTGCGCGTGGCGCCCGGTGACGATCAGGCCGAAACCGACGCCAATGTCATCGGCGGGACCGACGGCAACAGCTACACCGGCATTCAGGCCTTGCTGGCGGCGCAGGGCAAGCTGGGCGTCCGGCCGCGGATCATCGGCGCGCCCGGCCTCGACAGCCAGGCGGTGACGGCGCAGCTGGTCATCGCGGCGAAGAAGCTGCGCGCGCGGGTCTATGCCCGCGCGATCGGCGACGATGTGGCGGACGTCATCACCTATCGCGAGAATTTCGGTGATCGCGAACTGACGCTGATCTGGCCCAACACCGCTGCTTCCTTCGCCGGCGACGCCGTCGCCCGCGCGCTTGGCCTGCGCGCGCGCATCACGGAGGAACAGGGCTGGCACAAGACGTTGAGCAACGTCACGATCGGCGGCGTGACCGCGCTGGCGAAGGATGTGCATTTCGACCTCCAGGACGAAAGCAACGACGCCGGCCTGCTCAACGCGGCGCAGGTCGTCACGCTGATCCGCAACGATGGTTTCCGCTTCTGGGGCAACCGCACCTGCGCCGGCGACGATCAGCCCGAATTCAGCTTCGAAAGCGCGGTGCTGACCAGCTTCGCCCTGCAGGACATGATCCTGTCGGCGGTCGCGCCCTTCATGGATCAGCCGATGACCATCGGCCTGGTCAAGGATCTGCTGGAAACCATCAACGCGCAGCTGCGCCTGCTCGTGACGGAGGGGCGGATCATCGGGGCGGAGGCCTATTATGATCCCTCGAAGAACAGTTCCGCCGCGCTGGCGGCGGGCCGCCCGACCATCAGCCTGAAATATACGCCGGCCGCGCCGCTGGAAAATCCGATCATCGAACTGGTCAACACCGCCGAATATTATGACGGCTTCGCTGACCAGCTCGCCTGACCCTCTCATCTGAAAAGGACAAGGCCATGGGCCTCCCACGCAATCTGGTGAACATCAACGCCTTCAAAAACGGCGTCAGCTATCTGGGCGTGATCTCCGAATTCGAACAGCCCAAGCTGGCGATCGAGACGGAGGATTATCGCGGCGGCGGCATGTTGGGCGCGATCAAGCTCGACAAGGGCGTCGCCGCGATGGAAGCGACCCTTTCCTTCGGCGGCCATGAAGTCAGCCTGGTCCGTGAATTCGGTACGACCAGCGCGGAAGGGACGCGTCTGCGCCTCGTCTGCGCCTATCGCGCCGACGATGGCAGCCCGGCCCAGGCGGTCGAAATCTATATCGGCGGGCGCTTCACCGAAATCGATCTGGGCAAGGATAAGCCCGGCGACCAGACCGAACATAAATATACGGCGGCGCTGTCCTATTATCGCCGCGTCGTCGACGGCCGGACCGAGGTGGAGATCGACTTCATTCGCGGCATCTTCATCGTCAACGGCGTCGATCGCTATGCGGAGATCATGGCGATCCTGCTGGGCTGATGCCGTCCATCCGATCCGCCGGGCGGCCTAATGCGGGGCTGCCGTCCGGTGGCGGGCCGGTGGGGGGACTTTCCTCTCCACATACCCCACCGGCCCAATCCGCCCCGCTTAATCAGAGGAACCCCGCATGACCGACCCGCAAGTCGCTGCCGCCAGCGAAAACAGGAACCGCTTCGAAACCGTCACCCTCTCGACGCCGATCGTCCGTGGCGAAACGAGGATCGAGAAGCTGACATTGCGCAAGCCCAGGGGCGGCGAACTGCGCGGCTTGACGCTGCAGGATATCCTTCAAACCGATATTGGAACCATCATCACCCTGGTCCAGCGCATTTCCGACCCGATCCTGATCCAGGACGAGGCCGAAAATCTGGAAGCCGATGACTTGGCCGAAATCGGGGGCACCATTCGCGGTTTTTTTATGACGGCGACCGAGAGGAAGGCGATCGAAAGCTACGTCGCGGGTCTCATGCCGAAGACCTGATGGCCAACATCGCGGCGGTCTTTCACTGGCCGCTGTCGGAGTTGCAGGCGCTCGCACTGGATGAACTGATCGAATGGAGCGGGCGGGCAACGGCCCGCTTCAACGCCATGTGGGGCGGCAAGGAAGGCTGATGAACAACAAACTGTCCCTGCTGGTCAATTTCATCGGCGTCGACAAGATGTCGGGCGCGCTCAAGAATATCGTCGGCCTGGGCGGCAAGGGGTCGAAATCCCTGCGCGCGCTGACCGGCGACGCGAAGAAGCTGTCCCGCAATCTGCAGTCGGTGCAACGCGAAATCGCCAAGGGCGCCGGCAACGTCACCCAGCTGGTCGACCGCGAACGGGATCTGGAACGTCAGCTGGACGCGACCAACAACCAGCTGCAGCGACAAAAGCGCCTCGCCGCGATCGACGCGGATCGTCGCGCCATGCAGCGGCGCGGCCAAGAGATGAAGGACAAGGGCGCGGGAAATGTCATGCGCGGGGCGGCACTGGCCGCGCCGCTCATCTACGCGACCAAGGCGGCGGGCGAATTTTCCAGCGGCATGGTCGATATTCAGCAAAAGGCCGAACTGACCAACGCCGAAACCGACAGGATGGCCAATAGCATCGTCCTGCTGGCCGCTGCCGCACGACAGCTGCCGGAGGATATGCGCGCAGGCGTCGATGTCCTGTCGGGATTTGGCCTGAACCCGCGCGACGCCGTCCGCATGATCGGCCCGATCGGGCGGCTTGGAACTGCGTTCAAGGTCGATTTGTCGGACGGCGCGGCGGCCGCCTATGCGAACCTCAACAATCTCCGGGTGCCGATCGCGCAGACGTCCGTCGCCCTGGACGTGATGGCCGCCGCCGGCAATGCTGGCGCCTTCGAAGTGAAGGACATGGCGCGCCATTTTCCAGGACTGACCGCGCAACTGCAGGCGCTGGGCCAGCGGGGCGTACCCGCCGTCGCGGATCTGTCGGCCGCCTTGCAAATCGCGCGGCGGGGTGCGGGCGACGCCGATGAAGCGGCCAACAATGTCCAGAACCTGCTGAGCAAGATCAACGCCCCGGCGACGGTGAAGGCGTTCGAGAAGAGCTTCGGCATCGACCTGCCTGCCGCGCTCAAACTGGCCTATGCGAAGGGCAAGACACCGCTGGAGGCCATCGCGGACCTGGCCGTCAAGGCGACCGGCGGCGACATGTCGAAGCTGGGCTATATTTTCGAGGATATGCAGGCGCAGTCCGCCCTGCGATCCCTGATCCAGAATATGGACGATTACCGCAAGATGCGCAGCGAGATCGCAAGGGCATCGGGGACGACCGACCGCGCGTTCGACCAGCGCATAGCACGCGATGCCACCGTGCAATGGCGGGCGCTGATGGGCACCATGTCTTCAACGGCGCTGGTCGTCGGGACAGCCTTATTGCCGGTCGCTCAGGACTTGATGGGCAGCGTCTCGTCCATCGTGCTGGCTGTCAGCGCATGGGCCGGCGCCAACCCGCAACTCGCATCGTCTATCGCAAAGGGCGCGGCGGCGCTGATCGCCTTTCGCATGGGGTTGGGCGTGGCCCAATTCGCGCTGGGTTCCATCATCGGCCCCATTGGCTCGGTCATATCGGTCGCGCGACGCGCGGGGCCTGTGTTGAGCCTGCTTCGCACCGCCGCGATCTTCATGGGGCAAGGATTTATGCGGGCCGGCATAATGATGATGACCAATCCGATAGTCCTCATCATCACCGGGATTGTCGTCGCGCTGGGAGCAGCCGCCTATCTCATCTATACCCATTGGGACAGGATCAGCGCGGCCTGGACCAGCGGCGTCGCGGCGGTCAAGGGCGCGATCGGCGGCTTGCCAGCCTGGCTGCGCAATATCGGCTCGATGATGATGACGGGCCTGCTGAACGCCATCAGTCCGATGGCGCTTGCCTGGCACTTGCTCAAGGTGGCGAAGAACGGCGTCACCGCCTTCAAAAACTATCTGGGCATCAAATCACCCTCTCGTCTCTTCATGGCGCTGGGCGGCCATGTGGCGGGCGGCCTCGAACGGGGCATCGATGGCAACCGCCACGGCCCGGCCCGCGCTGCAGGACGCATGGCGGCGGGCGTCGCGGCGGCGGGAGCGCTGGCGATGGCGGCACCGGCCGCCGCAGGCGCGCGGGGCAGGGGTGGACCAGGCGACGCGCCAGCGGCCGGCGATAGCTACCATTTCCATATCAAGCAGCTGCCGGGCGAAGACGCGGAAGCGCTGGCCGAAAAGATCATGGAAAAGATCAGGAAGGCGAAGGAGCGCAAGCGCCGGCGCGGATTCGAGGATGATGGCGGGTAGCACCGCCCGTCACCGGGCCACCCGGTCGCCTCGCGCGCGCGAATGACCCACATGAGGCCAATGGCCTCGCTCCCGATCATCAGCCCAGCGCATCTCATGACGCTGGGCATGTTCATCTTCGGCATGGACACGATCCCTTATCAGGATCTGCAACGGCGCATCAGCTGGCGGCATGAGGAGATGGACCGTTTCGGCGCCCGCGCCGCCAGCCAGTTCGCCGGTCCCGGCGAAGACCTGGTGACGATCGCCGGCCTGGTCGTCCCGGAAATCGCGGGCAGCTATGCGTCGATAGACCGCCTCATCGAAATGGCCGACACCGGCGACAACTGGCCGCTGGTCGACGGGCGGGGCTATGTCATGGGCCATTACCAGATAGAGGCGATGGAATTGGGCCATGTCGGCATCATGGCCGGCGGCCTGCCGCGCGGCCAGGATTTCACCATGGATTTAAAGCGGGTCGACGGATGACCGCGAACAAGGCGGGGCTGCGCCTGACCCTCGACGGCGTCGATCTGGCCGAAAAGGTCAACCCGCGTCACATGGAATTGACGCTGACCGAAAAGCGAGGCGGCGAAGCAGACGAATTGAGCCTGACGCTCCAGAACGCCGATGGCCGATTGGCCATGCCCGATCCCGGCAAGATCATCGCTTTGGCGCTGGGCTGGGAACAGGGCGACGATGTCGTTGCCGGACTGGTCGAAAAGGGCCGCTTCACCGTGGATGAAGTGGAGGCCTCAGGCCCGCCGGACAAGATCACGATTCGCGCGCGATCGGCAGACTTGTCCGGCGGCTATCGCAAGCGCCGCACCAAGGCATGGAAGGGCGCCACGCTGGGCGCAATCCTTGCGGAGATCGCCGGTCGCCATGGCGTGACGGCGCAGGTGCATCCCGACCTGTCGGGCCGGACCATCACCATCGACCAGAATGGCAAATCCGACATGGCCTTCGTCAAGGATCTGGGCAGCCGCTTCGATGCCGTCGCGACATGGAAGGACCGGCGGCTGATCTTCATGCCGGTGGGCAGCGACACGACGCCCAGCGGGACAGCCATCCCTGCGCTCACTCTGACGCGCCGCGATGGCTGGACGTGGAGCTTCACGCGCGCGGAGCGGGACGAGAATGACGGGGTCGAGGCGCAATGGCATGACCAGGGCGCCGGGCGCAGGAAGAAGCACTCCACGGGAGGCAAGAACCCAAAGCGCTTAAAGCGGGTCTATGCGAGCGAGGCAGACGCGAAGCAGGCGGCCGAGGCCGAGGCGAAGAAGCGCAAACGCGGGGGCTATCGTTTCGAATATGATCTGGCGATCGCCGACTGCCGCATCATGCCCAACAAGGGCGTGACGCTGAGCGGATGGAACAGCCGAATCGATGCGGTAAAATGGCTGGTCGAGAGCGTCGAGACGTCAATGTCGGGGCAAGGGTTGCGCCAGAGGGTGACGCTGGAAAGCGCGTAAAATCGGCTATTCGGATTTGAGCGTTGAAAACGATCAACCATATGCTATCCTCAAAATCGGAATTTGACGTTGAAATGGTGAGCCGATGGATCGCGTTGTTGTTCGATATTCGTGTGGCATTCCGTCTGCGGTGACGGCGAAATTGGCGCTCGCCGAGTTTGGTCATGATCGGGTCGAAATAGTGCGAAGCGATACGCGATCCGAGCATGAGGACAATGAGCGCTTCATGGCCGACTGCGAAGAATGGTTTGGCAAGAAGGTCACCGTTCTGGCGAGCGACGAATATGAAGACATTTGGGATGTCTACCGTCGCGAGCGGTTCATCGTTTCGCACCAGGGTGCGAAGTGTCGAGTTGAGATGAAAATGGCGCCGTTTCACGGCTACTACCATCCGACAGACACGCTCCTGTTCGGTTTCACTTCCGACAGGCGGGACGCTGAACGTGCTATCAGGCTGAAGGCTGGAAGCGCCGAGCTCATGAGGTTTCCGCTGATCGAGCGTGGCCTCACGAGGTCGGATTGCATGGCGATCGTCGAGCGCGCCGGCATTGATATCCCGGTGATGTATCGCCTTGGTTTCAACAACAACAATTGCATCGGCTGCCCGAAGGGCGGGATGGGCTACTGGAACATGATCCGGGTCCACTTCCCGGACCAGTTCGAACGCATGGCCAGTATTCAGGACGAGCTTGGTCCTGGCTCGTGGTTTCACGTTCGTCGCGGTGAGCGGATCTCGCTGCGAATGCTCCGGCCGGAAGACGGGGACCATCGAACAGAACCGGCTTTCGAATGCTCGATCATGTGCGCGCTGGCCGAACAGGAAATGGCCGCCTGAACTGACTCCACATCGTGAGGAGCATCGGGCACCAAGGCCATGATGTCGAATCTGCTTTATCTGCCCAATTGGACCGTGACGAACGTCGAGATCGATGGCGATGGCGCTTACCAGATCGACGCGACCTATGACGTCGTGCCGGATCACTGCCTCGCATGCGGGCTGGCTGACCAGAAGCCGCACCGCTACGGCGTCAGCAGGATCAAGTTCGCGGACGCCCCAGTCCACGGCCGGCAGACCTTCATCAACGTCAAGCGACAGCGCTATCGGTGCCGCGACCTGGTGAACTGCAAGGCCACGTTCGTGCAGCCGCTGCCGGACATGGACGAGGATCGGCGGATGACGCACCGCTGTCGCGAATACATCGAGCGCCAGTGCCTGCTGAAGCCGAACACGCACGTCGCCGAGGATGTCGGAATACACGAGAAGACCATTCGTATCATCGGCAAGGCCCAGGCCGAGCGGCTGTCCGCCGCGCATGAACGCGGAATGCGTGCGCCGCGCATCCTCGGCATCGACGAACTGTTCCTGGCCGACGAGATGCGCGCCATCTTCGTCGACATCGAGACCAGTTGGCCGATCGAGATCCTGCCGAACCGCTGGCAGGGTCCGGTGACCAACTTCCTCATGAACCTGCGCGATCGGGAGAAGGTCGAGGTAGTCACGACGGACATGTGGCGGCCCTACAAGTCGGCTGTGCACTACGCGATGCCGCAGGCCGTCCTCATCGTCGACAAGTGGCACGTCATGCGCCTCGCGAACGACGTGATGGAAACCGCGAGGCGACGCTACCAGAGCCTGCTGACCAAAAAGGACCGCAAGGTGCTGAAGCGCGGCAAGTACATGTTCCTGCGCCGCCCCTATCAGCTGTCCGCCCGCGAGCTGCTCGACCTTGATGGCTGGCTGAAGAACACACCCGAGTTGCGCGGTGCCTATGAATGCAAGGAGGCGTTCATGGACATCTGGAAGGCCCGCAAGATGGCCACCGCGAAGCAGGCGCTGGACGCGTGGCGCGACAGCATTCCGCCACACCTGAAGGCACTTTTCCGCCCCGTCGTGACCGCGACTACCAACTGGGAGCCGGAGATCCTGAACTACTTCGGTCATGGCCGCTGGACCAACGCGCCGACCGAGGCGCGCAACCGCGTCATCAAGATGACCAACCGGCTCGGCTCTGGATACAACTTCGACAACATCCGCGCTCGCGCTCTGTTCGGCAAGCGTCCATCGCGAGTGAAGGCGGAGAAGGCCGCCGCTGCCGCTGCCCGCGCCAAGCTCGTCCAGTGCACCGAGTGCCTTGGCCTGTTCGAGCCTGCCATCATGCAGTGGCTCGACCGCGAGAAGACGAAGCGCGTGTGCCAAAGCTGCAACCGTTTCAACACGGCGAGATGGTTCGCAGATGGTTCGGCTTCAACGCCGAAATCCGAATAGCCGTAAAATCAGTCTCCGCCCAGATCCTTGTCGCTTGCGCCCAGCGTCATGGCCTCGCCGACCAATCCGGCTGCGCACGCCAGTGTGCCAGCCTGCGCCATTTGAGTTTCTTCCTTCAACGCTGCTAGCTTGGCGATGCCGCCTCCATCGAGTGCGTCTTTCATTTTGCCGGCGCTAGACCATTTTGCCAGATAGGCGTTCTCGCATACTTTCTTCGTCTCGGTCAGTTTGGAATGGGCGTCCTTACCAACCGACGGCGGCACGTCGATCGCGCGAATTGCCGATGGTGTGCCGAGGCACGCCGACTCCATCAAGGAGGCGGCCTGATAGACTCCCACGGCGTCATTGGCTGAGCCTGCCCTGGCCATGCTTTTCCCGGCAGCGTCGCAACCGGAAATGGAATCCATCATAGCCTTGTAGAAGGCAATTACATCGGCCTTGGCTGTAGGTGCCGGCTTCTCCGGTATGTCGCTCTTCTGGGTACCGTCACCCGACAAGGTGTAAGAGCAAAATCCTAGCAGCAGCACGAGGAGAAGGCAGCCGATGCCGGCCATGCGACTGTCCGATTTCGCCGCCTGTTTCGCTTGCGCAACTTCGTCGGGGGTGAATTCGGTCCTGCAATGCTTGCAGATCAGAGCGTCGGCCTTGATCGTTTCCTTGCACTTCGGGCATTCCCTTTCGCCCAACCCCGGCTTTTTTGCCATCAAGTCCCCCCGTCCGTTTGATCAGTCGTCCGGCCATTCCTCGTCCGGATAAAATTCCGGCGTTGGATCGACTTCCTCTGTGGTGGTCGAAAGCGGCGCGGCCATAGGCTCGTGCTGTATCTCAGGCACCTCGCCATCGAATGCTGCGCGGATCCACGCGCCTCGCGGTGACACGCCCTGAAACACCGCAGTCACTTCATGGCCGTCGCGCATGATTTGCCCGATCCGCCCGCACCGCTCGGCTGTCAGATAGCCCAGTTGGACGCCGCGCTCACTGAAGACGGCGATCGCGCGCTCGTCATGCTTGTTCTTAGGCTCGGGCCGCAGCTCGACCGGGTCGCCGGGCTTGCAAAGCAGGATCTCGAATTTTCGGTTTGACCCGTCGCGATTGGGATGGCGTACGCCCACCACCTCGAGCGACAGCGCTCGGAGCGGGGCAGGCGTCAACTCCATCAGAGGCTCTTCACTGCCGCGATCACGCGCCCAACGATGAAGAGCTCGCCGTCGCTGGCATATTCGTCGCGGACCAGCTGATTGTCGGAGCTGATGCGAATCCTCCCATCAGGCAGCGCCCGCAGGCGCTTGATCATGCCCCACCCGGAATAGACCACCGCCCAGATCATGTCGCCCATTTCGGGGCGCGTCTGCGATCGATCAATGATGACGACGTCCTGGTCATGGATCGTGGGCATCATCGAGTCGCCAATGCCCTTCGTCGTGCAGAGCATTTCCGGAGGCGAATTGGTGAATTGCCGGATCCACGCCCGGGCGAATTTCACCTTTTCCACCTCGACATGATCGGTGTCGAGGAAGCTGCCGCCCATGCCATATTTCAGATCGATGCTGTCGATCTCAACTAAGTCTTCATCGATCTCCGGCTCAGATGCCGTTGCGGCAATAAGCTGTCGCCCTTGGCCGCCTTCGTTGGTTTCGCCAGTCAGATATTCGGCAGTCGTGCCCAGCTCGCGCGCAATCTTGTGCGTGTGTTTCGAGCCTTGCGCTGGTTCATTCATCAACTTCCAGATGGCCGTTGCAGAAACGCCAACGCGACGCGCTAACTCGCTCTGGGATATTCCCCTCTCTGTCATCAGAGCGATGAGGCGGTCAGCGCGAAACACGCTTTGTTCCTTACAACTTTGGTAAAAATCAGCGAGGCAACTTTTCTTGTTGCGGGCACCTACAACTTTAGTTAAACAATCAACCATGGTTGAAACGCTCACCCCATTTGAGGCGCTGATGCTCGCGATCGACGAGCTTGGGTCTCAATCCGAATTGGCCCGCATATGCGGCGTCTCGCCAACAGCCGTTTGGAAGTGGGTGCAAAGCTCTAAGCGCATCCCGGCTGATTACGTGCTTCGCGTGGAAGCTGCGACTGGCGTGTCTCGTCATTGGCTGCGCCCCGATATCTACCCTGTTGATCTGCCGCCCGCGCCGACGCGCTTTCATGGCGTCGATCGCTTCCGGAGCAGCCGCATGAGCGGCCTAGATGCGCGGACAGGCCGCGTCTCCTTCAATGGCTCTGCAAAATTGAAGGGGGCCAGCCTGTGACCAAGCGCCGCGAACCTCTGACCTATCAGGCGACGCTCACCACTGTCGCCAACCTCATCGGGTGGGACCGTTGCGCAGCAATCTGCGGTGTCCGCTCGGAGCGCACCGTGCGCTACTGGTCAGATCCCGATTGCGAGACGGAAATCCGCATGATCGACGCCGAGCGGCTCGATCGTGCCTACCTCGATCATGGGGGTGACCATGCACCCTTTCATCGGCTGCATGCGCTCCGCCTCGACATCGCCGGCAGAGACGCCCCCGACCTCTGCCTGGCGGGCCTCGCCGGTGACGCCGCCAAGGAAACCGGCGAGGCCATAGCCGCCATGATTGCCGCTAGCACAGTCGGCGATCAGCGCAGCATCCGCCGCGCGAAGAAGGAAATTCAGGAGGGGATCGACAAGATGAAGGACGGCCTGGCCGCCGTCGAACGCCTGGAGGGGGATCAGCCGTGAACATCGACCGCCGTCCGACGCGCCCACTGATTGAAGCACCGCTGCAGTTTCGCACCAGCTCGGGCGGGGAGCGCGCAAAGCATAATGCGCTCATCACCTGCCCGAAATGCGAGGCGCCATGCTTCATCCGCCGCAGCGTCCGCGTGACCGAGCGCGTCAAGCATATCGACGCGCACTGCACCAACACAGGCTGCGGTCATACCTTCGGCCTCGAGCTGGTCTTTCGCCACTCCTACAATCCGGGCCTGCTCGAGCGTCCGGATCTCGATCTGCCTATCTGCCCGCGTGAGCAGGTGCCGCACGTCATGCCGCCTACGAGGGACGCGCCTGATGATCCCGACCAATTGACGATGTTCGCCGGCGGCTGATCCGCCGGCGCCGACCGCAACCGAAAACCGAAAAACGAATGACGGCCGCGCGGCGGCCGAGGGGGACGCTTTGCCTATCGATCTGCACCATCAACCAGCCTGCGATGGCTGCGGCGTCCGTTACCGGAGCCTGTTCGACTCCTTCATGAACGACCGCGGCTTTGTCCGCCTGTGCGGCGGTTGCGCCGAACCCGCGCGCGGACCGGCGCGCCCTTATCTCGGCCCCTATCCGATCAAGCGGGCGCTGCCCGCCCTGCGCCTGGTGAGCGGAGCTGCCGCCCGGTGAACCTGGAAGCGCAAATCCTTAAGGGCCTGACCGACCGCTTCCGCTTCCGGAAGCCAAAGGGCGCATGGATGCAGGAAGGGCAGTGCCCGAACTGCAAACAGTGGGAGCTCTACTGCTCGGCCACCAATCCCAAGATTGTCCGCTGCTCGCGGGAGGAGCGGTGCGGCTACGAAGCCAGTGTCCGCGACATCCTGCCCGATCTGTTCGAGGACTGGTCGCGCCGCTTCCCCTCGACCGACGCCAATCCCACGGCGGCGGCCGATGCCTACCTGCTGCATGAGCGCGGGTTCGATCTCCAATATCTGCGCGGATCCTACACCCAGGAAGTCTACCAGGATCATGAGAGCGGACAGTCGGGGGCGACCGTGCGCTTCCCGGTCGGCGACACCTGGTGGGAACGCATCATCGATCGGCCCGGTCGGTTCGGGAAGAAGGCGCATTTCAAGAAGGGCGGCAAGCCTGGCGGACACGTGTGGATGCCGCCCCGCCTGACGATCGAGGACTTCGCCAAGGCGGACCGCATCTTCTTCGCGGAGGGCATCTTCAACGCCCAGGCGCTGCACCAGGGCGCAGGGCTGCTCGCTGTCTCGGCCATGTCCTGCAACTATTGGCCCGAGCATTTCCTCGATCGCCTCAAGGAAGAAATCCGCGCCATCCGTCGCGCCACCCGGCCCGAGCTGGTGTTCGCCTTCGATCCCGGCGCCGCCGGCGTCAAATGGACCCGCAAGTTCGTCGACCGAGCCGCGCAAGAAGGCTGGCCCGCGTCCGCCATGCAGGTGCGGCCTGATGGCGAGGGGACCAGCCACGACTGGAACGACCTGTTCCTGCGCCACCAGCAATGGAAGGGCGATCCGGACAAGGCCCCGCTCTCCGAAGAGATGGTCGAGGACTATTGCTGGAATGGCGCGGTCACGATCGCCAAGACGCCCCGCGAAAAGGCCCGCCTGATCTACGACAAGAAGCTGCTCGCCAGCTTCGACTTTCGGCACGGCAACCGCATCTGGTGGTGCCGAAGCCAATGGAAGGAAGACGATCACCAATTGATCGTGGAAGAGATCGCGAACTGCGCCTTCCGCATGCTCTACCGCGAGCGGGACGAGATCGCCGACGAAACGAACTATTTCCTGCAGGTCGATTTCCCTGACCAGCCCACGGTGAAAGGGCGTTTCACCGCCGCCGCCTGCGCCAGCTCGGGCGAGTTCAAGAAGCGGCTGATGGATTTCGCCGGCATGTGGAGCGGGACGGGCGAGCAGCTCGATCGCCTGATGCGCGCGCAGACCCGCCGCCTCAAGGTGGTCGAGCCTATCCCCTTCACCGGCTATTCCGCCCCGCACCGCGCCTGGCTGTTCGGCGACTTCGCCGTGCGGGAAGGGCGGATCGAGAAGATCAACAGCGAGAATTATTTCGACTTCGGGCAGCAGGCGGTGAAACTCCGCAGCTCCGAACGCCTGCTCGACATCGCCTACGACGCGGACAGGATCGCGTTCAAATGGATCGATGATCTCTGGACCGCCTATGGACCCAAGGGGCTGGTGACGCTGGCCTTCTTCACAATGAGCTTCTTCGCGGTGCAGATCCGCGAGCGGCACAAGTCTCTGGGCTTCCTCGAGCTGACGGGGCCGCCCGGATCCGGCAAGTCCACCTTGGTCGAGTTCATGTGGAAGCTCGCGGGTCGCTCCGGTTACGAAGGCTTCGACCCAAACAAGGGCACCCCCGCCTTCATCGCGCGCAGCCTGCTCAAGGTGTCGAACCTGCCTGTTGGCCTGATCGAGGGCGGCCGCGACGATGAGAAGCGAACGGGGACGCGCCAGTTCGACTATAACGAGCTGCTTGTCCTCTACGGCGGGCGATCACCGCGTGGTCTGGGCCAGAAGTCCGGCGGCTACGAAACCTCCGAACCGCCCTTCCTGGGCGCGATCTACCTCATGCAGAATGAGCGGATCGATGCGCACCCGGCGGTGCTCGAGCGGCTCATGTCGATGGCGATCGACAAGTCGCGCTGGTCGGAAGCAACCAAGGACGCGGCGATCCGGCTAGAGACATGGCCTGTTGAGGACGTGTCGGGGACCGTCGTCCACATCGTCCGCAACGAGGCCAAGTTCCTCCCCTTCTTTTTCGATCGCTACGCGCACCATGACCGGGACATGCCCCGGCGCGTCGCTGGCCTGCTCAACAGCCGCCCGATCAAAACGCACTCGCAGCTGGCCGCCGGCGTCGAGGCGCTCGCACATCTGTTTTCCGGGATCCGGCCCGAATGGATCGCCGAGACGCTCGAGCTGGTCGACGGCATGGCGCTCGATCGGCAGCAGTCCTGCGGCGGCGATCACCCGCTGGTCGCGCGCTTTTGGGAACAGGTCGAATATCTGCTCGATCGCGAAAAGCTCGAGGATCACGAGCAGGGCCGGTCCATCAATCAGCATCGCGATCCCAACAAGATCGCCGTCCGCCTTGTCGATTTCGAGGCGCGCTGCCGCAATGCCGGCATCGTCCCCCCCGACATGGACAAGCTCAAGAAGGTCTTGCGCGGGTCGAAAAGCCGCAAGTGGCTGGCCACCAAGAACGTCCGCAACCCAGTCGACCATGTCGCGCTCTGCTGGGTCTTCGAAAATCCCCAAAGCCCGGAGAATGTCCTGTGACCCAACAGCGCACCACCGCGCGCGCCGACGCCGCGCGCCCCGTTTCCCCGCCGTCTTTCAGCGTCACCTGCGCCCGCTGTCAGGTGCAGCATGTATCTACGGTGCCGACCTTGCCGGAAGGCTGGGCGATCATCACCGCCGGCGTCCGTTGCCCGGACTGCAAGCCCAAGGGTAGGGCGGTGCCAAATGGCTAAGCATCGCTGCGACGTAGGCGGCTGCACCCGCGACCGTGCCCGCTGGCAGCGCGTCTGCACCCGTTGCTTCGCCGTCGTGCCCCGGCGCACCATCCTGGCGCTGATCGCCGCCTACCGCACCGGCGATCGCCCCGCCTGGCGCGCGCTCCAGAAGGAAAGCGGTCGCCTGCTGGCAGACAGCCTCGCCTGCGAAAGCCGCCGCCTGACCGCCCGCGCCGCGCGCATCGGCCTGCCGCATGTCAGCGCCCAGCAGGCCTTCCAGAACCACCAACGCCTGCTCGGCGAGCAGGACTGACGAAAGGATCCCCGCATGATCTGGCCATCTGCCCTCACGATCCCGCCTGACGATCGCCACACCGCCCGCATCGCGATCTACGCGGCCTTCCGGCTCTATCGCGTCGACGGCATTGCCCTGCGGGATCTGCGCGCGCTGCTCGACCGCGCCGCCGATCGCGGCCACATCCCGCACGTCACTGACAACAGTCAGCTTGTCCGCATCATGCAGCGCCTTGGCTGGCGGAAGGACGGCTACGCTGGCGAGGACGCAGCCCGCAGTCCCTTCTACCGCCGCGTCGCGTCAGCGCGGAAGGCGGCCTGACATGGCTCCCGCACCGGATCCGCGCGGCTGCGCCATCCACCCTTTCATCCTGCTGCTCGCCGGCCTGGTCGGCGGCGCTCTTTGGTTTGTGCTGTTTTTCCTGCTCGCCGGCTTGCTCCGTATTGCCGGCGCTATCCTTAAAGGATTTTTCTAATGTCCGATCACGCTTTCACTCCGGAGGAGGCGGCGATCGTCGCCGCGTCCCAGGCCACCGAGGCCACGGCCGAACTGCTCCGCTATGCCCGCGAAGGGGCGGCCACCAACCGCGCGGCCTTCACCGAGGAAGTCGTCGGCAAGCTCGCCGAAGCCCTCAAGCTCGCCATCGAGATCGACGCCGATGCGGTGCTTCCCGGCCCCAACAGCACTCTCGATCCCGACGAACAGGCGCTTTTCGTCAACCTGCGCGGCGCGGCCGAGGCGTTCATTGACGGGTGGGTTGCCTGATGCCCACCGGATACGGATCTCGCGAGCCATGGACGAACCGCGAGGACGAAATCGTCTGTCGTTTCTACGCCAAGGGCGCGGGGGAGGTAGCCGCGCTTTTGCCGGGCCGCACGATCGAGGCCATTCGGCTGCGCGCTAAAAAGCTGGGCGTAGCCGGCTCGACGCCGCAGGGATTGCGCAAGCCTTGCGCGGCCGAGGACCGCGATGCGATCATTGGGCTGCACGACCAGGGCATGAGCTATGAGGCGATCGCGCGCACCCTTGGGATCGATGCCCAGGCCGTGAGCAATGCGATCCTTGCCATCGAATGCGAGCGCGCCGGCTTCACCCCTGCCCAGCGTGACGCCTCGGGCGGCTTGGTCGCGCGAGAGGTTCGCCGGATGCGGGATCTGATCCTTGAGGGTCTCCCCAATGTCGAAATCCAGCGTCGCATGGCGGTCAGCGCGTCTTGCGTGTCGCATCATCGCCGACGGATGAATAAGGCGGGCGAAAGGGTTCCGGCACCGGGGCAGGGGCTACGCTACAGCGGCTCCCGCTATCCCGATGATGTCCGCGCCCAGGTCGACCTGCATTTCATGCAGGGATATGGATGCGCCAAGGTCGCGGAACTGACCGGCATCCACGTAAGCGCGGCGAAGCGGCGGCGCAGGGAACTTGTCCAACGCCTCGCGGCCAGAAACGAATGTCTGCCGGGGTGCGATCTGGAAGGGAAGCGGATCGTTGTAAGAGAAAGCGCCAGCTTCATCACCCCGCAGCAGAAGGTCGATCTGCAATGGCTTTATCTCCGGGGATGGCCGACTGCGCCGGCGGCCGACTATCTCGGCATCGGCCGTTCAAAGGCTTATGAGATAGTGGATGCGGTGAAGGCGCAACTACGTCGGGAGGGCAAGCCACAGCCGCGACGTCTGCCGTCTGCCCAGCGACCGGCGCTGCCGCATCCCCCGACGCCGAAGGCGAAACGCATCCCGGAGCGGCCCAAGCCGCAGGCCGTTGCGTCAACGCCGGCGCTCCGCCGGCCAGCTGCAATGACAGCCGCAGCCGAGCCTGTCTCCCCCCTCCCGCTCGTCACCGCGAAGCCACAACCCGCGCGCCGCCCTCTCTCGCTTGAGGAGCAACTCGCGCGCATCGCCGCCGGCGCCAAGCTGGTGCCCGCCTTCCGTCCAACCCGTCCGCTGATCGACGCCACCCTCGGCGGTGTCGGCTCCGGCCTGCTCTGAGGACGCACCATGATCGCGCTTCAGCCCTATCAGCCGACCTTCGTCGGCCTCGACATCGCCAGCCCGGAAAGCGACACGCATGTTGTCTCGTTCCAGATTGGCGCGGAGGTCGTCGCCACCCTCTATTGCGGTGACGCCCACGCCATTCGTCCGAGGCTCGGCTTCATGGACGCGGACGTCATGGATCCGCCCTATGTCATCCGAGCGCAGGGGGCAGGGCATTATCGCAAGCGTCGTCCCAACTTCGATCGCCTGGTGCGCGACGATCTGCACCGTGGCTTCGACATGGGCATCATCGATCCGGTCCGCTGCGGATCCGCGATCGTCTTCGCACACAATGACCAGCTCGCCCAGCTGCTCGCCCGTGTCCAGGGCTTCCACCGCCACGCGCTGTGCGTCTGGCAAAAGACCAACCCGCAACCCGTCGCGAACAAGCATTACCGCCCCGACGTCGAATTCTATGTTCATGCCTGGAACCGGGGCTTCCATCCCGCCGGCGACGCGGGCGACAAGCTCCGCGTGAGCCGCATCACGTCGCCGCGCGGCGCGGCCCGGTTCGATCACCCCACGACCAAGCCCGACGATCTCATGGCGAAGATCATCCGCAACGTCGCGGGTGAGACCGTCTGCGACCCGTTCATGGGCACCGGCTCGACGGGCGTCGCCGCGATCCGCGCCGGCAAACGCTTCTTCGGGGTCGAGCACAATCCCACGCACTTCGAGACCGCCTGCAATCGCGTCCGCGCGGCCGTGGAGGCAAGCTATGGCTGATCTGGTCGCCAACATTCGGGCCGGGTTGAAGCCGCTGCTGGACGAGGCCGAGGGCGCGCTCGAGCGCCGCCAGGCGCAATATCCCGCGATGGTCTCCAACGGGCGCATGGACGCGGCCAGGGCGGACAAGGAAATCCGCATCTGGTCCGCGATCGTCGCGGACTGGCGGCGCGTCGTCATGGATCGAGGCGATCGCGGGGACGGGGCGACCGTCCAGGAAAAGATAGCGGCCCTGGTCGATGCCGTCGGCCGATTCGACGCTGCTCTGTCAAAGGAGATCAGGGCGAACGCCAGGATTCAGCGCGACTGCGCAATGGGAGCGGACGCCTACATGCTCCGCATCCTTCATGGTGATGCGGTCTCTTCTCTGCTCGACCTGGCTCGCCGCCGGGACCGCATTGAAGTGCTGAAGGAATGGTATCGGCAGGAACTGCCCGGGCAGCCCGGCCTGTATCAGGGCATAGACGACTATCTAGCTGTCCATCAGAATATCCGCGCGCGCCGACATGCGGAGCTGCGCGCCGCGTGAACCGTGCCGGCATCTTCGATCTTGCCTTAGCCATTGCGGAGGACTTGGCCGCAGAGGATGGTGCCCACGATAAGGAATCAGTGAAAGGCCCCTTGGATGACTTGGGCACCGGAAGGCCCCCGCGTCGCAATCTACGCGCGCTTCAGCACCGACATGCAGAACGCCCTGTCGGCCGAAGACCAGATCAGGCTGTGTCGCGCCTACGCTGATCGGCAGGGATGGGAGGTAGTCGAAGCATTTTCGGACGCCGCCATTTCAGGACAAAACCGGCACCGCCCCGGATTGAACGCCATGTTGGCGTCGGCCGACCGACGCGACTTCGACATCGTTCTTGCCGAATCGCTCGATCGCATCGCGCGCGATCTTGGCGATACGGCGGAGATCTATCGACGGCTTGAATTTGCGCGCGTCGCACTGTTCACCTGCGCCGACAATCGCATCAGCGAGCTCCATATCGGCCTGATCGGCACGATGAGCGCGCTGCAGCTCAAGGACATGGGCAACAAGATCCGGCGAGGCGGCAAGGGACAGGTGGGCCGGGGCCGCATACCTGGCGGTCGCTGCTATGGCTACTCGGTAGCGCCCGTGCTGCGCGATGATGGCAGCGTCGAATTCGGCCACCGTGCCATCAATGAGGACGAGGCAGCCATCGTGCGCCGGATCTTCACCGAATATGCTGCCGGCGACGCACCGCGTGCCATCGCGCAGCGCCTCAACAATGAAGGCGTCCCGTCGCCGCGCGGAGGAGAATGGCGGGCCAGCACCATCAACGGATCGGCCGCCCGCGATTACGGGATCCTCAGGAACCCGATCTACGTCGGCCGTATCCGCTACGGCCGCGTCCGCATGGTCCGAGACCCGACAAGTCGCAAGCGTTTGTCGCGGGTGGATGCCAAGCCCGATATCGCCGAGGGCGAGGCTCCGCACCTGCGAATCGTCGATGATGATGTCTGGGCGGCGGCACAGTCGAGGAAGGAAGAGAGCGCGCGCGTCCCATACCGGCTTCAACGCCCCCCTCGCCACGTGCTGAGCGGCTTGGTGAAGTGTGGCTGCGGCGGTAACTATATCGTCATCAGCAACGGTCGCTGGGGCTGCTCACGACATCGCGAAGCGGGCACTTGCGACAACCCTCGCCGGATCTCGACGAAGCGCCTGGAGGACCGTGTCCTCGGTGGACTGCAGGAGCGCCTGCTGGATCCGGAAATTGTGAGCGCCGTCGTCAAGCGATACCACGATGCGCGGACGCGCCACCGCGCCCAACTTCAAACGTCCCGCTACCGCGCGGAAGAGCGCGTCGATCAGCTAAAGGCTGAAATTGGTAATCTCGTGAACGCCATCGCCGCCGGTGCTGATTTGGCAGAGGTGCGAACGGCCCTCGACGATCGGAAAGCTGCTCTGGCAGCGGCCGAACTGGCGCTGGCGGAGCATGAGGCGTTGCCAGCCATCATCCTTCATCCGCAGATCGTGGAAGCCTATCGTAAGCGCGTCCGCCTGCTGGGCGACGCGTTGACGAAGGGCGAGCATGCCCGTCGCTACCTGCCGATGGTACGTGGCCTGATCGACGCCGTCATCGTCCGCGACGATGCCAACGCGCCTGATCGCGCTTCGCTCGAAGTTGTCGGAAACCTTGCCACCGTCCTCGCGATAGCGACCGATCAGCCCGTCGTCCAAAAACGGACGATACAGGCGGTAGCGGAGGAGGGACTCGAACCCCCGACACGCGGATTATGA